CGGTAGTTAGCCGGGCTTGATATGATTCAAAAGAGCTAATTAGCCCGTGTATCCTGAATAGCGCGCGCCCGGGAGCACTAAACTTTCCAAGTCAGCCACAGCGTCTTCGACGATGTAGCAGACCTCAGCGACGAGATAGACGCCACCGAGGAAGGTGGAGCCCAGGCCGCCCTTGTCGGCATAGATCTTGAACTCCTGCTCCGAGGTGGTGGCCACAGGAGTCAGCAGGGAGTTGCTGAACTCGTCGGCCACAAACTCACCAGTGCCACCCACGGTGAGGGGACCGGTGTGGGAGGCGGCAGCGGCGATGGTGCCAGAGTCCGCAGGAGCAGCGGTTGGGGCGCCAGCCTTGGCTTCCAGCCAGAGCTTGGTGCCAGCGTTGGCGATGAGGCCAGAGAGATCACCACTGGCGGGATCCTTGGCGCCGGAGCTGAAGGAGCCAGGCTGCAGAGCAACCCGGGGCACCCGCAGACCGATGCGGTAGATGTAAGCGCCGGAGGGAACAATCAGGCCGGCGACATCAGCGCGGGGCTTGTCGTCGCCGCGCGCATCAGGGGAGGGGATGGTGACGCCGTAGCCGACCACGCCAGTACCGGCGGGAATGGCGCCCTCAATGTGGACGTAGCCCACCTTGTGCACGGCAATAGCGCCGGGCATATAGAGCACGCCTTGCTGCTGACGATCGTGGGGATCGCCAGAGGGACGCTTGTTCTTTTTGAAGTCAGCGTTGGGCAGAGGGTAGGCGCTGATGCGCTCTACCCAGTTGCCCGGGAAAATCTTCTTGTAAGTCTCAGCCATTAGATGGAACCTCGATGTTGGTTAGGGATGGCCTCCGAATCAGGCGTTCTGATAGACGAAGCTGTGGGCGATGGTGGTGAAGTCGTAGTTGAGAACCTCGAAGCCAGCAAAGAGGCTCCAAATTAAGATCACGAAACGAGAAAAGTCATCGTTTGAGTTGATCAAAACTTGGGCATTGTTGCCGCCGACGCCTATACCCACAGCCTGAGGACCGAAGAACATACCGCAAGCAGCCTTGCTGGATTTTGCGGTGGTTCCGGTAAAGCCCTTGGCGCCTTTGATGGCTACGTTGTAGCTGTACTCGGGCATGTTGGTGGTTTCGAAGAACCGCACGCCTTCAAACAGGAAGCCGGTTGGCATCGAAGGAGCGCCAGCCACGAAGCCTGCTTGACCATAAGCAGGGCCCATTCCCAGGTAGTTGCTGGCATTGGGAGCCAGGAAAGGCTGCATGGGATTAACCATGCCGTTACCGGGATAACGGGCGACTTCGCGGAAGTCAGAGTCCTGACGCATGTGCATCATGAACTCAGGATCACACAGGCAACGGTAATAACCGTCCTGGAAGGTGGGGGTGTTACGAGCGCGCATGTCTTTGACGACACGCAGCAGATCGTTCTTCACCGAGAACTTGGCGTTGTCGTGTGCGCCAGCGACGGACACGTCATAGCCAGGAGCAGCAAGACCGGCTTCATCGAGATCGCCAGGGAAGTAGTAACCGCCCTGCTCGTTGTTGGCCTTACCGCGGGAATAGGACTTGTAGAGTTCATTGATGAACACACGATCGCGCCAGCGGCGATAGTCGTCCAGCAGAGTCAGCGAACCAATGGACTGGTGGAAGACGCCAAGGTTGCCAGAGTCGACGAGCAGGCGCTGGGCCGTCATCAGGTTTTCCCGGCTGACCTTAAAGGTGCTGGGCTGATCGGGCTCGGAGGGATCTGCGGGTCCTGTGTATTCTTTAAGTGTCACCAAGACCTTCTGCTTGGTGATATTGCGGGAGGACGCAGTACCGATGGTTTGATCAGGGGTGCGCTCGCGGCTTTCCTTGGAACCAGGAGCTCCCCAGTAGGAATAGCGATCGAGTTGCACCGTCTGGCCGGGCATCTTTGAGAAGTCGTGAACCACGACAGGCTCAATCGCCAGCTCAGCAACATACGTCGGGTGAGGACGATAGAGCTCTGCGCCTAGCAGTTTGGGAAAATCGGAATCAATCCACAAAGTGAACAGCGCCCCCCGCGCGAAATCGATAGTAGAGAGCCAGGCCACGAGGCCTGTGCTTATTGCTGAGTGTGCATACCCTCTTGCCTGTGTAAGGACGCCGCCCAGCCGATGAGCCAGACCCGTGCCCGCCTCAACCCCGATGAGTCCGCCGCTCTCACCCGCCTCGTGCTGAGCTACTGCCTGGGGCGAGGCTCCATCTGCCTGTGCAGTCGCACCTACTCCCTGCAGCTACATCAACCCAGCGCACACAAGGAATACACCCACTACCAGTGGCGGCGATTGCGCCAGTTCCTGCCCACCACCAAAGAGCCCAAGTACCACCCCACCGGAGACGGCAAGGCAGGTACAGGGCAGTGGCGCCTACGGGTGAGCAGCAAGAGCTTTGAGACGGCCTTCCACCTGCTCTATCCCGACGGCTTCCGCCTCAGCTCTGCGGTCCTTGAGCTCCTGGGTGCTGAAGCCATTGGTGCGCTTTGGGCTGACCGCGGCCGGGTGCTGATGACCCGTGGCGCCAACTACTGCAATGGCCGCCTCAACCTCAGCCGCTACAGCTTTGAGGAGGCGCAGCTGGTGGCCGAGTGGATCTACAAGCTGACCGGCACCGAAGGGCGGCTGCATCACTCGCCCCGCTCGGTGGACGCGCCGATGCTCTATTACGACTCCCTCGCCACCGAGGGCTTGATCGCGGCACTGCGCGGCACCTGGATGGCCCAGGCCGAATGTCTGGCACGGAAGTTCAGGACACCCGATCGCTTCCTGCGTGATTCCCGCGCCGGCGGCCATGAGCGGCTGCAGGCCGAGATGTTGATGCCCCAGGTGCTCACCCGCCGCGCACCCGGCTCACTGCTGCAGCGGCGAGAAGGTGGCGGCCGCCGGGTGCCAGGCACCAGCCACGATCTGCCGCGGCCCGAGGGACCGCCGCTACTCAAGCAAGAAATTGCCCAGCCCCCGGCCGTTGCGTCAGCTCCAGCAGCTGCTGCATGAAGCTGGGGCCAGGGCTGCCCGCCATGCGGGTGATGGCCTGACGGCGCACCGAGTTGAGCATCGGCGCCGTGCTGTTGATCTCCTGCCGCTGCTGCTGCAACACCGCCGCGGCCGCTGCAGACCCGACGGGGCGATTAACAGGTGAGCTGCTGTCACCAAACAGAGAAGCGAAATCAATCCCGGCCAGGGCACCGCCGCCACCACTAACAACGCCGGCAATGGCCGCTCCTCCAGCAGGGGCGGCTGCGGGCGCTTGATTGCCAGGGTTGGGCGCTGCGCCCAGGCGCTGGCCGTAGAAGCTGAGCAGTTCCTTCTGCCCCTTCACCGGCTGGTTGTAGTAGCTCTTGCCAGCGGCGGTCGGCAGCGACGCCCACTCCGGCGCCAGCTTGGCCAGCATCGCCGTATCCATCGGCTTGGTGGGATCCACGCCGCGGTTGCGAATCAACTGCAGTGCAGCGCGGTCCTGCGCTTCTGGCGAGAAGTCACTGGCGCTCACGCCCAGCTGTTTCGTCACACCCTTCCAGGTGTCCGGCATGAACTGGTAGGCGCCCGCCGCGGCCGAGGCATAGCCACCACTGCGCACAACGCGATCGGGGTGGCCCTTGCTCCAGTCGAACTGGCCGCCGCCGAACATCGTGCCGTAGCCCTTCTGGCCGCCGCCGTGCCAGGTGCCTTCCGCCATGCGGATCATGTCGAGCGCGGCACGCTCATTGGCGCTGATCTGTGCCATCACTTCTGCTCCTCAGACAGCAGTTGGTAGCGCCTGGAGCGTGACGGTTCCTCGCCGCCCTCCAGCGCTTCAACTGCCAGGTTTTGCGCGGCCTCATCGCTGAAGCCTTTGCTGCGGTAATTCGCCAGGAAATCCTGGAAGCGACTCACCTTGGTGTCGATGTCATCCGGGTGGGAAACCACCTCAGCCGCCAGGTGACCAGCGGCTGTGGGCGGCACTCCATCACTGCGGAAGTGACGGGTGATCGCTTCGACGATTTCCGGTGAGGCGGCTAAGCGATCCAAGGCACCTGCGGGTTCTATGGCGCAGGGTATCGATCAAGTTCAGAACGGAATGGTGTTCTGATCCTGGGGGGTGCTGAGCTGCTGCACAGCGGCCATGAAGGCGGGAACGCCAACGCCAACAGCAGTCAGACCGGCCAGGCCCTGCTCGGCCATGCGGGCTTGGCGATTGGTGATCGTGTGACCGAAGATCTCCTGACCATCAAGGGCATCGCGCACATGGCCGCCCAAGGGCGCCTGCATGAACTGCTGGCCGATGCGCGCGCGGCCCTCCTCCTCCAGTGGATTCTGTGCATAGCCCTGGAATCCTTGGATTTGCCCTGGACCGATGGCGGCTCCACTGCCACCGGCGCGGCTGGCCGCGATGTCATCGGCATCGGCGAAGGCCTGGTAGTCAGGAGGTTGAACGCCCGGCATCGAGCGCATCATCTCCGAGTCCTCTTGCGCATATCGCGCGTCAAACCCTGCTCGCGGAGCGACGCCAACCTGCGGCGTCATCAACAGCTCCTGGCGAGGAATCACCTCGCCACCAGTTGCCTCATACCCAGCCTGAACGTGAGCGTTGACGGCGGGATGCACCATCTCAGCCGCCGTGGGGGTGCGGCGACCTGAACGACGAGACATGACTCAACCTCCGATGGCGAAAGCCGTGCCGCCGGATGCCATCCGTGCAGCAAGGTTGTCGATCGTGGCCAGCTGCCGTTCGTCCATCACGCCCTGGCGGTAGCGGGCGCTGAACTCATGGGCCTGGGCATCCGCCAACGCACCGGTCTGATCCTGGCCGGTGGCCTGCGCCACCTGCTGGTTCATCAGCCGCTGCTGGCCGAGGGCCTTCTGCGCCAGCTGCGGCGCGGCGACGGCTTGGGCCAGAGACCCAGCGCCGTGCATCTCGGTTTGCAGCTGTTGGTTGCTGCGGTTGCTGCCCATCTGCTCGGCACGCTGCATCATCTGCTGCGGTGTGTCGAGCGCCTGAGTGCGCACCTCAGCGCGGGATGCCATCGCACCCAGCTTGTAGGGATCACCAACGGAACCGGCAGCCTCGAGATCACCGGGATCCACGGGGCGAGCCAGCGGTTGCACCTGAGCGCTGAAGCCAGGCCGTGCGGGCGTGCCCTGCAGGTGCAGGTTGTCGCCAGCGGTCTGCATCAAGCCGGGCATTTCATTGGTGGCCGGCGTCATCAGGGCGCCGCTGGGTGGCGGCACCTCCTGTGGCTTGCGGCCGCGGCCGAGAGAACCCGGCGCAGCGAATTGAAGAGGCATGGCAATACTCAGTAAGCGTTCATGGCTTGAACGGTGGCGGCATAAGCCGCTGGATCCTGTTGCTGCTGGCCGGCCACCATCAGGTGGTAAGCCAAAGCGCCTGCCCCAGCCGCTGCTGAGCCGGCGCCGATGGCATGACCCCACAGGGGCATGTCCTGCAGATAGGGCATCTGGAAGGTGGTGGCGTCATTCACCTCCGGCTTGAGCACGGTGCCGTACTTGTCCTCAGCAATGCCGAGCATTGCCAGGGCTTCCTTCTGGGCATTGCCGTCCCCGCTGGTGAGCTTCGTGGCCACTTCGACCTTGAAGCCATCCGCCGCGGCCGCGCCATGCACCATCTGGATCTTCTCGGCGGTGATGTTCATCGCCTCGAGCGCTTGAGCCTGCAGCTCGGGCTTGTCGCTGATCAGATCACGACCGACATTGCGCACGGCATTGCCAGCGCCTTTCTCGGCCCAGAGCCGAGCACTGTCGGCAACCAGATGAGCGGCGTGGGCATCAGCAGCGAAACGACCGGCAATCTCCTCGTCCACAGCCTCAGCTCCATAGGAACTGGCGACAGCGGAATCGAAGGCCTCGGCGTCAGAGAAACGAGCATTGCCCGTGCCGCCGCCAGCGCGCTTCAGTGTGTCGTTGCGCAGGGCCTCGTAGTCCTGGCCTTTCTTGGCAAAGACTTGATAGTCCTTGTCATCACTGCCAGTGATCACGCCAGCACTGCGGGCGTCGAGATTGTTCCGCGCAGCGCCCAACACTGCAAGCTGCTCGCCGATGGGGTTGGCATTGCCGTATCCCGCATCCTTGGCCATCGCGCCACGGATGTAGTCACTGGCGAACAGACGAGAGCTTTCGCTCCCGCCGCCCGCCCTGCGCTGTGCAGGCATGGCTCAGCCCTCCATGAACAGCATTTTGGTGCGGATGGACTCAGGATCAGCCTGAGAGAGCACCTTCCAGGCGTCCTGGGGGGCGACATCCATCATCTGGCTGAACTGACCCCAGACATTGCCGTTGCCGGCCAGGCGCTGACCGCCACCAGCAGAGGGGTTGGGCATGGGCATCTGAGGACGCTGGAACCGCTGGGCCTGGGCCTGAGCTTCCAGTTCAGCGCTGATGTCCATGCGGGGGTTTTCCGCGCGGGGCATCAGGGGCTGACCTTCCTGAATCATTCCCTCGTAGAGCGAACGCTGGGCTTGCTCGGCAGGTGTCTCGATGGGATAGGGACCTTCAGGGCCGAAGAAGCGAGTGGTGTAATCGCTGAGGACATCAGGATCGGTCAGCACCGAGAGCATGGCCTCGCGATCAGCGGTGGCCGCGGCCAGCACGTCCTGCACGCGCTCGATGTACTCGTGCTGCTGCTGAATGGCGATGGACTGCTGCTGCTGATGGCCCAGGGCCTCCAGCAGGGCGTCTTCCACCTGACAGGCGTACTGGTTCAGCTTGACGGGTGCTTCTGAACCGAAGTGGCTCAGAACCTCGAGGGACTGATCGGAGATGTTGTCGAGGTAAGAATCACCCCGCTGAGCGGCGCCCTGCTGAGCGGCGGCGGCCTGCATCAGCGCCATTTGCTGAGCCTGCGCCTGCTGCGCCATTGTCTGCTGCGCCGCCTGGGCCGCCAGGTACTGGACGTCCGCCGCCGACAAGCCCTGCGTTGCTTGGGGCGAGGAGATCTGGGGCGCCGATGCCACCTGTTGGCCCTGGGCCCAGTTGCCCACCTGCGCTGCCCAGGCATCGGCGAGATAGGAGCCGAAGGCATCACGCCGCCGTTCGGCGCGGCGTTGCTCCAGCTCTGTTGGCTCTCCGCGGGAGGCGCGTAGGCGATCGGCGTCTGTGAGGGTGGCTGGGAGACTTGCTGGGTCGACATCGTTGTACTTGCCTGAGTAGGACAACTCTCGCCTCAGGAAGTCGAGAGTGCGATAGATGAACGGAGTGACATCAAGATTGGGATCAGCCGCGAGGGGCAAATCAGGCTCTTGAGGGTGCGGCACCTGGAACATGCCTCTCAGCATGTCCAGGAACACACCTGCCGATCGTTGGGTGGCTTCCACCATGCGGAACGGATAACCGTTCAGCATGGCGGCGCGTTCTTCTGGAGTTTTTTGAGGGAAGAGATGCTGAAGGGCCTCGATAGAAGAGACGCCGAGCTCCTGGAGGTTTCTGCAGACCATTGAGTTCTGCAGGATCTCCTGTGGAGAATCCTCGAAGATCTCCCCCATCCACCTCCAGTCTATGGAGGCCGACCCATCGGGAATCAAGCCCACCACTTGCGGCGGCACCTCGCCGGTTTCTTTGATCTGGTTGATGGTTTCGCCGATCTGCTGGCGCCACTTGCCCATTGCCTCCTCGTACTTCTGCTCCAGCTCTGCAACCTCCTCGGGCGGCAGGTCGAGCTCCTCAGCAATCACCGGCTCAGGTTTTTTGATGCCCAGTGCCTGACCAAGCGATTCACGGAACAGCGTCTCCTCGTGGGTGACCATCAAGGAGAACAGCTTGCAGAAGCCGAACTCGAAGACATCGCGGCATTTCTTCTTGGCAGTAGCGGCCACCCGCCCATAAAGCGTGCGCACCTCATAGGCCGTCGCGCCGCTGTTGATCGAGAGATCGTCCACGCCGCCCAGGGCGGAGCGGATCATCTCTTGATACTGCTGGGCGTACATCGTCAGATCACCGCTGACGGCATCTGGCGTGATGTAGGCGACGCGATCGGCAGCCTCGACGTTGGCAATGATGCGCGGCACGCGGAAGCCACCACCAAAGGCACCAGGCGCCGGATCCGAAGAGCGCGTGCTGGCACGGCTCAGGCCAACAAAGCCTGAGTTGCTGCTGATCGTGGCTTTGTAGCCACTGCCCTCGCCGTCAGGCTCAAGCAGATCGTGCTTCGGACGGCTCGAGACCAACGTCGGCCCGCCAAAGAAGCTGAGGTTGCTCTTGATCGCCTTGACCATCCTGTCGTGCTGCAGGATGTGAGCGGCAACGGCATCGAACTCGCCGTGGCCAGACCCGGCAATCAGTCCGCGGTTGTTGAAGATCTCCACCGCCGGGATGAAGCCCAGCGTGTTGGTGAGCGACTTGACCTGGCCGCCCAGCACCGCCTCAGTGCTGAAGTCGGGCTTCTGGTTGGTGATGACCTGCTCGATCCGATCGGCGTAGATCGACAAGCGAATCCAGCGCAGCTCGCTGTTACTGCCGCCACCGGCTGCATTGAAATTGAACTGCTCAGCACCGAGACCAGAACCAAAGCCCCGCGGCGGCCGCACGCGGAAGCTGTATATCACCTGGACTTCTTCTAAACCACCTTCTTCATCGTAGTACGTCCTGAACTGATCTTTCGAGAAGAAGTGAATGCGATAAAGATCTTTGCTAGGCCTGAAATACAGCAGGCCGCGGCCATCAATCAGGAACGAATCAATGATTGCTTCAAGTCGCCCTGGCAGCTCGTTGTAGTCAACAACGCGGCGCAGGAATTCGCGGCGCTGAGAGAAGCTGTCCTGCCGGGCAAAGAACTCCAGCCCCTGGCGAACCATGAACAGGCGCATCTGGGCGAGATGCGCCGCCACCACCATGGTGTCGACACCATCGTTTGCCGTGCGCGAGCGGGCGGCCTCGAGGATGG